AGGTGACCAGAAGCGAGCGGAACAGCAGGACGATCAGCGCTCGAATGCTTGTGTCTGTCCATTCGTAGTGACTGCGGTTCGTGAGCTTGCAGAGGCTGCTCAGGTAGTGGTTGGCCTTGCGGCTGCGAACGACGGCGAGACGCCGCCATGCCTGGGCCTTGGTTTCGGTAGTCATGGCAGGTCTCAAGCGTTGACGGGAACAGCGACGGCGCGGACCTTGTCGCGAAAAACGCCGGTCCCGACGTTGACCCGGTTCTCCTGATCCCAGTTGCAGACCTCCTGGCCTTGCAGGCGAGCGGCGAACTCGCGGCTCTTCCTAAGGTTCTTCTCGGCCAGGTCGGGACGACCGGCCCAGCAGGGCTCAATGTTTTCGATGCGGCTGTCGCTGTAGGTGATCTCGATGTAGATGGCGTGGGTGTAGGTGCGAGCGGTGCGGCGGGTGAAGACCTCTCCGGTCTCAGCGGTGGCGGTGATCTTGCGGGGCTTGGCGGTGGTCATGATTTCGGAAGGTAGAACGAAAGGGGAGAGGCCCAGGGGCCTCAGGCGAGGCGGGAGAAAAGCTCAGTTTGAAGGCGTTGCAGTTGCTCAAGGTTGTGAGCTTGTGAGAGAGGGCGGGTGAGGCCTGCTTGATGCTTAGTTGTGGACTCAATGAGCTTGATCAGATTCGGGGTGGTGAGTCCGGTGATGTAGCGGTCTTCGGCGGCTTGAAGTTTGGTCATGGTGCTCTGTGCGTTTGACTCCCTAAGTATGCCAGCCCGTGCCAGCTCGTGCCATGCCTGTGTCACACTTTGTCATGTGTCACGCGCGAGCATTAAAAAAGGCCCTCAGGCCTTGACCACCACTGGGGTGGAGTTGGCGACCGATGCGCCTATGGAACCGGCCCAGTACCGGTAAAAACCGGGCTTAGCGGCCAGGGCCGCCAGGGCCGCCGCTTCGGTCTTGAACTTGCCGGGGAGCACATAGGCTCCGGCGGTGAGAACCCAAGTGCGGCGGATCTTGGTGGCGGTGATCATTGGGTTGGCTGCGTTGTTGAACTAAGTATGCCAAACCCTGTCAGCCTATGGCGTGCCCTTGTCACAGTTTGTCATCTGACCTGTATTTCTGGAAAAGCCCCGTGAACGTGTGGTGATGTTCGTGGCTGGGGTCGTCTCGCTTGTCGAGCTCATAAAGAACCTGCAGGCGCTCCACTCGTAAGTTCATTTCGTGGGCGTGCTTGGCGGCTTCTGACTTGAACTCGGTCATGTGATCATCTTGGTTTGATTGTTTGGGTCGCTTTCGTCCAGGGCGTGCGCTTCAGGGCCGAACCCCTCGCGCTTAATCGCCTCAAGATCGACAGCGGGCGCCGTTGGGGCGTCGAGGCTTTCTAGCCACTCGTCGAGGGCTTCCCTTGTGGGTGTTGCCTTTGGCCATTTTATAAACCTCAGCATTTCCCGCACGTCGTAGAACATCCGCGAGGTATGCGGGCGCCAGACCACGAAATATGGGCTCGGCCCTTCCCTGACGACGTGGCGCTCGATTAGCAGGGCGCCGGGCTTTTCAAATCGCTTGGGCTTGAGCATGAAAAAAGGGGCCGGTCTCACGTGGCCCCTTTAGTTTGGCTCCCCTTGTCTGTGGTGTGTCTCCCACAGCCTCAGGCTAAAACTTTTGGCACTGCGCGGCCGTTCCGTCACATCTCTCAACGGTGGCCATCTCAGCGGGTCCGTTGATAGCAAAAGCGGCAACGATGACGGCGGCAAAAAAGAAAAATTTCATCGGTAGATAAAGCGAGGGTTGAGTCGGTCAATGATGCGGAACTGATCGGCGCTAACTGTGGGCTCGCTGCGTCGAGCGGCTTTGAGTTTGCGGGCGGCTGCCTCTTGGCTGTGGTGAGTGCTAAGCAACGCCCAGGCCCCGGCGCGGAATGCCTGAACCTGGAAAGGGAGATGCGGGCAACTCATCAGGCGAACAGGGCGCGAACTGCTTTGGCTGTGTTTTCGTGGAAGATTGCGTTATCGGCTTGGCGCTTGACCAGGAAGCGGAAGCCCTGGATCTGTTGGCCGGCCTTGCCCATGTCGACGACTGAGAAACCGGCGTTGAAGGCTTGGAGTTGAAGTGAAGTCATTGGGGTGGGTTGCTGATGTCCTAAGTATGGCGCACCGTGCCAAAGTCTGACAACAGGCTGTGACACTTCGCAACGTGGCTCAGATCAGGTGTGCGTGTGTCGCGATGCCCTCGGCGGCTGCGGCTTCCAGGGTGTCGCCGGACTTGCGGCAGATCTCGGCGGTGAATGCGGCGCACTCTAGGAACTGCTCAGAGTCGCCGATCTTGATTCCTGCGCGCTCGGCTTCGGATTTGATGAGGTCAATCCAGTACATGGGAGGGAATGCGTGAGTGATGGTCTCGGAAAGGCTGAGAGGCGGGAGGGCCATCAGGCCATAGCCCGGCAAGCGCGGACGCATGGGGCCATGCTGTAGCTGCCCAGGGGGAGGGCGAACTCGCCTTGGTCGTTGGTCTTGACGCCGACGCGAGCGGGGCCGAACCCGTCAACCTCGAAGGTGACGAACTTGGCGGTGCGCGTGATCACCTTGCAAGCAGTGAGAGCGTCAGCATCACCGACCCAGCGCATGGCGTAGGTGTTGCCGGTTTGGAAGGTTTGAGCGGTCATCGTGTCCGGTGCGGTTGATGTCCTAACTATGACAGCACGGGCCAAACTCCGACAACGTGCTGTGACAGTTCGTAATGTGTCAGATCATCGACCACCTTCGCGCGCTTGTGGGTGAGGTGTTGAGGCGTGAGGCTATGGCGCGCCAGGTCAGGCCCTGACGCCGCCAGCGTTGGATCCGAGCGGCTCTGCTCTCGGTGGCCCAAAGCAACAGGACCACCGGAAAGAACAGCAACAGCACGGCCCAGGCGAGGGCGCATGTAGTCATTGTTTAAGTTGTGAATGGCTGGGGGTTGGCAAGCCTGGCCAGCTTTGGGCGCTCCTCTCTGTTATCCCCCGCGTGACTCTAACACCATCGGCGGTGGTATGGTTGCGGTTTGCCCCTCTCCCGTGGATTGCCCTTCCTGTGACTCAAACCAGCAAAGCGTTCTAAGCACTCGCAGGGCAGAAGACGGCCTCTCGATCACCAGACAGCGGCGCTGCAATGATTGCGGTTATCGGTGGTTTACGGTCGAGCTAATGGTCGAGGCTGAACAGGTCGACTTAATTAGCAACGATTTCACCGCTGGGAAATATCACTATTTTGTGCAACAGCGCTTGGTTCGAGAGCTGCGAGGCATCGTCTGGCGTTGGTCAAAAGCTACTTACCAACAGAGTCGTTAAATGTGGCCCATGCCTTGCGGGTGATCGCCTCTCTGAGGCCTTTCTCTTTACCTGCGACGAGATGTTCCGAACTGACGAAACAGCAGGCGTGGAGCCCGTCCACTTCCAGGCAAACGCGGATCATGTCGCCGTCAACGTACTCAGTTTTTAGCATTTGTAACAGCATGAACGACACGGTAGCGATTGATACCGATACACTCGGCAACCAGCTACAAAAATCATGGTCGCCACTTATCGCGGCAACAGCTACGAAACGAACCAAAAAGAAAGGACAGAGCGCAAGACTGAGGCGCTGACTTATCGCGGAGTCGAATATAAGACGGGGAAGGCTAATGGCTGAGCTCGTAATAATCCAGGCGCAAGAGCAAAAGAAAGCCCGGCGCCGGGCCGCGATGATGGCGGCCACGCGCGCAGCTAAACCATCCCCCGCATGTTTGGCCCAATCGGCAGGCTGACGCCTCGGGATTGATGCCCCCCTGTGAAATAGGTCGACGGGCTGACCTCAGCCCCTGGAATCTGCTTTAAGACAGTGCGCCAGTCGTTACTCCATGGCGTTTTTTCCAGAATCCGACCGATGGCGGTGTGATTGGCCGAGACGATAAGCCGCCCCTCGCTGACCTTCAAGCCACTGCGCTGCAAGATGTCGCCAGCGCGTTTGCTGGTGATCTCAGCGTGCAGGTTTCGATTCAGGTGGATCTCTAGCAGCTCACCCATGGGCAGTTCCATGTCAGTGCCGGACATTCTGACCCGGCTTTCGAGGATGCGGTTCAAGCACCGCTCATGGTCTGCAGCGTCCCGAGCCGGTTCTAAAAACTCCTCCCAGGAATGCTGGCCGATGAATGCCGTGGCAGTTTCGAGGGTCGCCTCTTCATCGCTGACCAGGGAAAAAGCCCCGGCCATCAGAAAGCCGAACTGATCACCAGCTCGGCGAGATCCGAACACCTCAGAGCAGCAATCAGCGAACAGCTCACATTCACGCAAGAGCACCGGCAGCCGCCGAACAGTCCGGGCAATCAGCCGCTGGCCTGTCTTGGTGTCTATGTCGCTAAGCCGCTTCCTTAGGTCTTCCCAGGCGGCCGCGTGCAGGGCTTGCTCGGCCGGTGTGTCGTTCGCGGGGTTGCGGAGCTGCAGCAAAGCGAAACGGCTTTTATCGCTGCCCTGCTTAAGGCTCGACGTGATCGAGCTAAGGAGAAACATCGATCGGATCAAGTATTCCTGGCCGGTCCCTGAGGCGGTGCCCTTGAGGGTCTTGGCCCCGGTCTCAGAGCTTGACGCCCTGGCCAGTTCCATCACGGCTTGCAATCGCTCCTCATCGCGTGCCTGAGCTTGCTCGGCCTCATCCATCAACACGGGGATGGCATCGCTGCCCAGGTGCTGGCGTAGCCCTGCCTCAGTGCTGGCCCCCAGAACGCTGGTTTCCATTTCGCCTAGCAATGGCTTGACGAAATCAGAAAGAACCGTCGATTTCCCTGAACCTGCCCCTCCAACACACCAACAGTGGGGGCGCCATCTCAAGGATCCGCAAACAGGGGCCAAGGCCACCCAGCCGGCCAACATGGCGGCCGAGGCTGGATGCTCCCAGCGGCACAGCGCGGCCGTTTCAAGAATGGCTTGAGCCTCTCCCAAGGGCATTGGATCATCAAGTGCCGGGCCGATTAACGCGGCGCCCTGTTCGTAGATAAAACGGCTTTTGACTTTGCCGACCTCAACCTCGACCCCGTCGCAGATCACGCGCTCGCCCAGGTGAATCACTACGCGGTCGGCGTCGATCCAGAATCCACGGCCTCGGACCCGGCGAGGGTCATAAACACCCTGTAGGTGTTGCATTTCATAGAGCCAGCTGCAGGCGGTTGACCAGTCGATGGATGGCTCGGCGTTTCTTTGGGCGGCTGGTTTGGGGAAAGTTTGAAGCCACCATGCGCGGGGCGCGATAGTGAGCAAGCGGCGCTCGATGTGTGCGCTGGCTGAGATTCCGATGACCTGTTTTTGACCTCGGGGCAAATAAAAGTATTGATCTTTATTGAATCCGAGAAACTGGAAAGGCCCCGATTGATCAAGTTCTCGGGGTGGTTCTGGCGGCACATATTGCGGCGGCGGGTTGCTGTCTCGATGTTGCCGCCTGGCTGCAGCCTCGACACACTCCCGCAGCTTGTCTTCCGACAGGCAAGGGCCTGGGGCGTTCTGCTCTGCGCTTTCGTATATGGTCCGGGCCTCCCGCTCGCTCAGTGGTGGGCTGCATCGGGCGCAGAAATCCAGAAACAGCTCGCCAGGGTGGCCGCTGTATCGCACGCCCTCGGCTTTGCACCAGTCCACAACGCCGATCAAATCGGCGGCCAGCTTGAACCCGGCATTGTTGCGGCCGCCCTGGCTGCAGCCTTTGGCGATCAAGTCGCGGTGATTGCGGGCCAGGAGCTTTTCCAGGGGCACATCGTCGTCGATGCTTGTTGGCTTGTTGTTTTTCCTGGGGCGCTGTTCCAGCAAGGGGGCGGCCTGCCGGTCTTGCTTTTTCATGGCCTTAAGCAAAACGGCGGGCGCTTCCGCAATCCCCGCATCATCTGGGTGCATCAGCCACTGATAAGGGTTGCCCGTTTCTGGGTGTATGCCTGCAACGATCTGCTGACCGGTCCAACGGAGTTCGAGGGCTTCCTCTTTGCCATCTGGGCCAGTCACGCCCGTGGCAAAACTGATGTGCTTAAGGCTGGCTGCCTCAGCAGGGGGCACGCGGTAAAAACTGCAGAAGCGGCCGGGCTTGCCCGATGTGATCGTGGCCGTTGTTGGCAGGCGCTCGATCCTGAACTTTGACCGCAACAGCTCAGAGGCTGACTCGCCGTCGTGATCCACTGCGAGCAATCCGCCAGACGCCTCTCCCAGCAAGACGCCAATCATCGAGGCATCACGCCCGATCGGCTGGCCTAGCAGCTCGGCGATCTTCTCCGCATCTTGCCTGAGGTTTCTCCAATCTTTTTGATAGGCCGCTTTGCTGCCGTCGCCTTTGTTTTTGCAGAGCAGAAAATTCCAACCCTTCGGGAGGGCTGCGGTTTCTTCAATTAGTCCCATTCGATTAGTTCTCCAGAATGGGCGACGCCCAAATATAAAGTTGACGAACCCTGATCACGACGGGCTCAGCACGGCGATAGTTCCAACCGCTTGCCTTTTTTTGGATCGCTTGAGTGGCCCAAATTTCGGGAAACTTTGCAAAATGCCATATCTCGGGCTCGGTAACTTTCCACGGTATGGGCTTCTGGTGGCATTGCCTGAAAAGCGTTTCTAATGCTGCGAGAGCGTAGCGCGGCTCTCTTATGTCGACCCGTTCGTTGGGGTCTTTGGGCTTTCGCGGTGGCATAAAAAAAGCGGCAGGTAGGACGCGCGCCAGTTCTAGGACAGGTGTCAGAGTTTGGCTAGTCCTTGCCCATGAACTCCATGATTTTTCTCGCATCTTCAACGCTCCTCGCTATCCCGGCAAAGCCTCCCGCAGCTTGCACACAACTGATAAATCCCTTTTGCTCTTTTGTTGGTCGCCCTTTGTCTTTGACTTCAACTGCTGTAAAAATTGCAACTTTCTGACCCACCATTTTTTTTGTAATGGTGATCGTCTTCCAGCCAATTAAATCGCTGGATCCTTTCGCCAGGCCAAAGCAAACAATCCGGCCCCGATCGTTTCTCAGGCAACCGGTGTTATTCCGAAAAAGGCGACAGTCTCCGTTGCCTAGTTCGAGCCGAATGTCGTTTTGAATCGCCTGTTCATAAGAAGCGGCCACGTTGGTTTCGGCTCTTGTGGATGTGATAGGCCCAGCCTGGAGAATAACCCCTCTCTTTCGCGAGTGCTTGGAGTTCCGCAAGGCTGCGCGCCTGGCTCTGTTGATTCTTCTGTCTCCTTTTTTCTTCCTTCTCTCTAATCCTGATCAAAGCATCTTCGATCCTTATTTCTCTCAGCTCACCCTCGCCCACGACTCCGGCGGGCTTTGGTTTTGCTTTCACTTGCTCGGCCCCGCAGTAGGGGCACGGGGCGCCACCTCCAGGGATCGCCGCAAAACAATGCTGGCAGACGGTCACCCATGGGGCGTCGCGGCGCTTCTCTTCGGCTTGGCGGATCTTGGCCCCGTCCAGGCTCCAGGCTCTCACGTCCTGCGGCAGTCCGTGACGTGCTACGTTCCCAGCATGATCAAGAACCACGGCCTGGGTTTTGGAAACAGCAGGCCTAAGGCATCGCCCGACCTGTTGAAGAAAAAGACTGAGGCTGTTTGTGGGCCGGCAAAGAATGGCCCCGCCTACCGATGGAACGTCGGTGCCCTCGCTGATTACTTCGCAGCTACACAAAACCTGAACCTCTCCGGTCCTAAGCCCGTCGATTAGTTGACGACGGGTAGTTGTACTCAGAGTGCCGTCAATTACAGCCGCCCGCACGCCTGCGCTCTGAAATTGCGCTGCCAAGCTCTCAGCGTGTGCCACGGTGACACAAAACGCGATTGCCGTGGCGGGTGCCAGGTGTTTTTTGTAGTGGCCCACAACGTCGCCCATAAGGGTGGCTTTTGCCATTGCCTCGGCCGCGTCATCTTTTCTGAAATCGCCACCCAAGACGCGCAGCTTTTTGAAATCAGTCCCAGTCGGTGGACATAGGATTTTGCAGGGGGCCAGGTGCCCGGCTTGCATCAGCTCCCAGGTTCCAGGGCCGCAGATCAGCTCATCGAACCAAGGGCGCAGGGCTTTGCCGTCCAGGCGTTCAGGTGTTGCGGTCACGCCCAGGCGGTGCGCCTTAGGAAATGCGTCGATGACTTTTTGCCAGCTGCCGGCAGCGGTGTGATGGGCCTCATCGATCACGATGAAATCAAACGCATCAGCCCAGCGGCCGAGCCTGCGCGCCAGCGACTGGACCGAGGCCACTTGAATCGGCAGGTCTGGCCGTTCGGGTTCACCCGGCGCAATGACGCCCACCTCAAGGCCCAGGGCCTGCAGGCTTTCGACTGACTGTCGGACCAACTCCTGCCGGTGAACCAAGATTACGATCCGTTTTCCTTTGGCGGCTGCAGCTTCCGCCACGTAGCAAAAGACAACTGTTTTGCCGCCACCCGTAGGAAGACAGAACAGCACCGACCGGCGCCCGTGCGAATAGGCCGCGCGAATCTGATCGACTGCTGTTTGCTGGTAGTCCCTCAGGATCACTCTCATCAATTTTTCCTTGACTCGATTCTGTGCATCCCTTAGGCCTAGCTCATCACTAAGTGCTTGATAATAAAAGAAAAAGGAAGGTTTAGGAATATGAATGAAGAAATGAAATCATCCATGACTTTTCGAGATTGTGGGGTAGCATTCAGGGACCGCGATGACCTCGCGGGAACACTAAGGAGGTCCACTCATGCAAATGCCTGACCCCGAATATCGGGCTTTAAAGGCGGTAAATAACTCCGGCCTCAAGCTCTTCGCTGAGTGCCCGCTGTACTACTGGGAGCGCTACCTAAACCCAGACCGCGCGCCTGAAGTCCGAGGCCCTGCCCTGTTGATTGGTTCAGGCCTGCACTGCCTGAACTTGGAAGGCCGCGAAGAGTACGCAAAGCGGTACATCCGAGAGGGTGATTTCGACAAGCGCACAAAAGCCGGAAAAGAGGCCTACGCCGAATGGCTGGCCAATGTCGGCGATCGTGAGCCAATCCCAGCCGCCGACTGGGACTGCATCGAACGCATGAATACCGCCATTCTCAAGTCTCCGATTGCCTCAGCCTTGATCGAAGGCCCTGGGGGATACTCCGAGGAAGTTTGCCAAGCCATCGACCCAGAAACGGGAATGATGCTCAAAGGCAAGATCGACAGGATCCAAACGATCGCAAACAAGACTTACATCATTGACGTGAAAACCTGCAGCCGTCGCTATGGCGGGGCCGGCCCAAAGGGATTTGGGAAGGCTGTCGCCAATTTCAAATATCACTGGCAAGCCGCGTTCTATACGGACCTTTTGAACGTCGCGGGCGACTGGGGGCCGATCGAAAATTTTCTTTTCGTTGTGGTCGAAAAAGAAGCCCCGCACGCGGTGGCCGTCTATGAATGCAGCGACCAAATGATGGAAGCGGGCCGTGTCCAGTACCGCGAAGCGCTGCAGGAATTTAAAAAATGCCAGGAACTCGACGAGTGGCCCGGCTTTGACAAAAACATTCAATCCCTGGAACTCCCCCGGTGGGCGCTATGAATCAAGAAAACGCAATTGCAACACATGAGCCGAATTCTCTTGCCAATGCTCGCCCATCCTGGGATTTCGACGAGTTGTGGCGCGCTGCTAATGCTTTCGCTGGCAGCCGTATGGTGCCGCAACACTTCCAGAATCAGCCTCAAGACTGTTTTGTTGTCGTCCAACTCGCTCTCGAACTGGGAATCGCCCCGCTTACGGCACTACAGAACATTTTTATGATCAGCGGCCGCCCTGGGTTTTCCGCAAAGCTTGCGATCGCCTTGGCTAACCGCTCCGGCGCTTTTGCTGGCCCGATTCGCTACAAGATCGACAAAGGCGACGGGAAGCCCGAAAGCTTGGCCGTTACGGCTTACGCGCCCACGCATGATGGCGACGTGGTTGAGGTAACGGTCTCGATGCAAATGGCACGCCTCGAAGGCTGGACCAAAAACAACAAGTACAAAACAATTCCCGAACAAATGTTAAGGCTTCGATCGGCTAAATGGTTGATTGATCTTAATTGTCCTGAAATACTTTTAGGGCTTGATGTTCACGACAGTGACACTATGTCGCAACGTAATAACATCACAAAAGTTGACAGATCTACATATCAACCTGAGACTCACAATCTTTCGCTGCAGCAAGCGATTGAACAACAAAAGAACAACGCCGTTCAGGCAGTTGTCATCACTGAGGAGAGTAAGAACCCAGCAACAACGGCAGAGCAGCAGGAAAGCTCTGACCAAGCAAGCGAGGAAAACGTACATGGTTAATCTACTTATCACAGACTTAAAAGAATCCAGATGGATCAGGTGGACCACTGTCTTCTCTGCGCTTGCTGGCCCCCCCGTGCTTCGGTCTGACCAAGGCGCGAGCGGTCCAGGCAATTATATGGGCAACGCCAAAAGCTCTTGGAGTAACCCACAAAACGCCCCGCCAAGCTGCTGGAAAGGTTTGACCGATGACACATGATCACCCTCTCCGGCATCTCGCCACAGGTGACGAACCACCAAAAATGTTTCTCACCCCCAAAGAGCTCGCCGATTATTGGCGAATGGCTGCCCACACCCTCGCCAATTGGCGACACCAGGGGATCGGCCCCAAGTTCACCAAAGTCGGCGCGCGGATTCTCTACTCAGTAGAGGATCTCATCGCCTACGAAAAAACCCACGACCCGGCAGACAAACCATGAGCACCACAGTTCAAACCACAGGGCGCCTTGGCGCAGATCCAGAGCTGAAAACGTTTCAGTCTGGCAAACAAAAATGTGAGCTCAGAATGGCAGTGAAGCAACGCGGCGATCGACAGGCTGATGGCAGCTGGATTGATCGGCCCGCGTGGTGGATCAGCGTTGAGGTCTGGGGCGCCCAGGCCGCGACTATTGCCGACAAGTTCCACAAAGGCGATCTCATCGACGCCCGAGGGGAGCTTGAGCGTCAGACCTACACAAAGCGAGACGGCACCCCAGGCGAAAAGCTTGTCGTCGCGTTTGCCAAGGTCGAAAAGATTGGCACCCCTGGGCAGGCTCAGCAGCAACAGCCACCCGCCCCAGTGGTAACAGCCCAGCAAGGCGCTCAGTCTTTGGCCAATGCTTTAGGCGGGGACGAAATCCCCTTCTGAGCTGTCATGTCCAAATAAGCCTCAGCGGCGGCCTGATTTTCAAAGTAGGCCGTCGCACCTTCAGAGATCACCATGCACCGCCCAGGCGGGACATCCGCGCATAAAACAACCGCGCCGCGATAGTGCATGAGATCTCGATCAGTTGTCCACGTTCTACCTCAAAAAATGAAACGGATTGACGAATGGGTTCGAGAAAATCTCGACCCCACAGAGCAAAAAATTATTGTTCGAGATGGCCTCGAAGTTGTTGGTGTTACTTGGAATGAAAGTTTTAAGTCGTCCAACGTTGTTGACCTCTACTCAGAACATGCTTTTTACATCTGGATGATGCTTGACGACAAAGCGGAAACCTTGGGAAAACGCCCGCTCCAAATTCTTGACGATTACGGCATGAGATCTGACAGCTGGCCTTGCTCGCCGGAAGGCTTTGCCGAGGTGGCCTTGTTCTGGGCCATTGAGGAGCAATGCCGCCAAAACTGCCCCGATTGGAAATGAAAACTAAAAAACAAACAAACATCGAGCTGTTTCCCTATCCAGGGCAACACGCCCAGATTGCGCGCAGCCGCGTGAATGATCACATCCTGCGCGTCAGGCTGCCCCAGCTGGAAAGGAAAGTTCAGCGACTTAGCCTTGGAGTCTTAGGCGTTTTCGCCTGGACGGTTGCAATCTTCGCGGGTGCAGCCCTTGGAGAATGGGAGTCAGACCGACTCATCCGCCGATGTCATGTCGACAACGCATCCCAGGCGTGCGCTGAAATTCAACGACGAACTGAATTAAGAAAATGAGCTCATCATCTGTCGACGCACGCTTTGTCGTGCAAGGTCCAAACGGCTTTTTAGCTTTCACTGAAGCGGGCCTTCGGTGGGACACTGAACTCAACGCCTGGCGCTTTTTGACCATGGAACGCGCCACGATGGTCCTCTATGAGCTGGGGATCGTTCAGGGCGAAGGCTACCAAATCAAGCGCTTGGGCCTGTGATCTGATCGCACAGATCGTCGATCGCGTCTTCCACCTCATGGACGCGGTCGATTGACTGGCGCAGCATGTGAACCAATCGAAAATTATGCTTTAGCGCCACCTTGGCCAGCTCTCTAGTTTGCGCGTCGTTCAGTTCTGCGATTTTCCTGATGACGCTCTCGCATTCGAAATCGAGCTCTAGCGGAAGATCGCCGACAAGCCAGGGCGCCCCTGGGTGTTGGTCCTCGGCTTGCTGGTCTTCCATGCCTCTAGGATATCGGCTCAGTCGTCAAAGCCTGCGAGGAAGTCGCGGGGCTTAAATTCCGGGGCTTGTGGGATGTCCATCTCTTCCGCCATGGCATCAGAGAATGCCGCCCGCTTTTCCCATGTGTCTTTCATAGGGTTGCTCGATGCGCTGTTTATGCAGCCCCCGCCCCTTTGAACCTGGGGCAGATCGCAGACCAGATTTGCCAAAACCTCAGGGTCGCCAGGCTGTCCAGTAGACCAGAAAAGGCGGCCAGCCATGAAGCGCGCGCCGCATTTTGGGCAAATTCTGCATGTCATGGCGTGGCAGATTGTCGCGGGTCGATGCTTTAGTGTGCCGCCGCTGTGAGCATGGCGCATCGAAAAATTACGCGGTCCAGACGCGGTCCAAAGGCAAAAATAAAATTTTCAAAGTTTTGTTTTTTTTGCTTGAAGATTCAGAAATCATTGGCTATTTCACCATCGTGGCCCGTTCGTCTATCGGTTAGGACGCCAGGTTTTCAACCTGAAAAGAGGGGTTCGATTCCCCTACGGGATGCCATCATTTTTGGTCATCCGGCATCATTAAGCCTTGTTTTTCTTTGCTTTACAGCTGCGCGCTGTTTTTGCAAGATTCCTCCCAGATAATCACAGATCACGCATTAACCCGCATTTTTGCGGTCCCTGCGCGGTCCAGAACGGGGAGAGATCGCATGACAAAACGATGGGAATCAGACGCAAAGGTTTCAGGCCTGAACATTAGCCGGGGCACAACTTACGTTTTTAGATACGGGCTCGACGGGAAATGGGACCGCTCAATCAAGATCGGCCATGTCGACGAGGTGTCACTAAAGAAAGCGCGCATCATTGCCACCGGTTACCGGCTGGCGGTTATGCAAGGTGAAGACCCTGGGGCGCAGAAGCGCGAACGACGGGCAGACAAAACCCTGCGTGATTTGTTCCCCGCTTATATGGAGGGCTGGGCGATCCCCAGGAAGTCGGTCAAAAGTGCCCAGAACGATGAAATAAATTTTCGGCTGCACATCATGCGCGCGCCGTTCGCGAACTGGCGCCTGCGCGATATAGACCAGGCCGCACTGTGGGAGTGGCACAGCAGCCACCCGCGCCCCGTCACGGCGAATAGGTGCCTTGAGACTCTGAGCAAAGCTTTCGCCCTGGCCAAGCGCTGGGGGTGGGCTGACGAGAACCCCTGCCATGGCATAGAGCACCACCCCGAGAAATCGCGCCGCCGGTATGCCTCGCCTGACGAGGTCGACCGCTTGCTCGCAGAACTTAGAGCTAAGAAAGAAAGAGGGGGGATTCATTTTCGCTTTGCTTGTCTCGTTCAGTTGCTGATGCTCACGGGAGCACGGCGAAACGAGATCATGACGGCTCGGTGGTCTGAGGTCAATCTGGAGCGCTGCCTCATAACACCCGCCAAGCATAAGACGGATAAAACAGAGCACCGGGAGATCGTGCTCGGCTCTGACGCCATGCGAGTGATCCGCGAGCTGCAGGATCATGAACCCCCCTCAGAGTGGCTGATCCGTGGCCGAGGAAAAAACCACATGGCCCAGCCACAAAAGCCGTGGACCCAACTGAAGGAAGCGGCGGGGATCCGCAACCTATGGCTCCATGACTTGCGCCACACCTTCGCGTCGTATCTGCTCAGCTCGGGGCAGACGCTCGGGGTGGTTGGCGAGCTTCTGGGCCACGCTTCTGTGGCCACCACTCGCCGGTATGCCCACCTGATCGACACTGAGCGCAGACGCGCCGTGGATCAGGCCGGGGCATTGCTTAGCGAGACTCGACGCGCTCAATCAAACGGTCGAGGTACCACCTCGCTTTTTTCAGATCCTGAGCACCTCCCTTCGATTTCCAGCGCCACAGGTAAGCCAGAGCGGTCGCGGTGTAATGTGCTTCGCTTCCCGACAGGTCGCTGATCGCGGCATCGATCGCGTCGATGCACTCAATGCCCTCGCCCTTGCAATAGTGGCTCGGGCTGTTCACTGGGTCGTGGATTATGTCGGTCATATCAGCTCCGGGGGAATGTGGCCCGTTGCCATCATGTGGCTGAGGCGCTTGGCCCTCTGACCCACCTGGGTGGCCCATCTGCTGTCGAGCATCATGGCCGCCGCGCGGTCGTATTCCTTGCCCCTGATGGCGGCTAGGGTTCGTTTGAATTTAAGAAGGCCCGGAACGCCAAGATTAAACGCCATGTCCAGCAAAACGCGCTGGCGTACCGCGTCGAGCTCCACCATCCATGGGATTTCGCGCGTGAGCCGGTCCTGAAAGTCGTCGATGT